ATGATGGCTCTTTGAAAATATCTGATAAATTAGGTTGATTTTTTGCGGCCGCTGTGGCTACGTCTGTATCATCAGTTAAAGGAGTAACATTAGGTTTTACTCTTATCACTGTTTTAGGAAATTGTCCTTGTCCTTCTGCTGGTGTAAACTCGACTAAGATATCTCTACCATTCATTGGGTCTGTAATATCACCGTAATCTGGGTCTGCTATAACTCCTAAAAGTTCTTGATAAACCAATTTACCAAATCCCCAAAATTTAACACCTTCTGATTCCTTTCCTCTAATAAGTACAGGAACATAAGTTCTCATTTTAGGTTCCATTTTCTTACCTAATTTCCATTCATCTGAATTACCAGAAGATTTTAATTTTTCAGAAAATTCAACTACTGGATCTGGTCTGCCGTGAGTGACAGGTGATAAGTAGTTTTTCTTACCTAAATCATAATGAAAGTACAATTCGTTGAACGGATTGTCTTTGTTATGTTGATAAGGTACAATTCTAATGATTTGTTTGCCTGGTTCAGGCTTCCACAGATTCGAAGTTCTGTTGTTTGATGTTTGTAATTGATTAAGTTTAGCCTTAATCGCGTCTAAGTTAATTGCCATTTTTTTCCTCTATTTTTTAATGGTTAATAATTAATTAATAATATAACAACTTTATTTCATTTATCCTAAGGTTTATCGAAAAAAGTTGCAAAAAAGTTTTTATTTTTTATTTTTTAATTTTTATTTAATATAAAGAATATTTTTCAAATATCCTAATTTTACCTTGCCTTATTATTCTATTCCATATCCTGCTTCTTCAACAGCATCTATTAAAGTATCATGTAATACAAAATCATCATCTTCTTCATCTCCTAGATATGATGATGACATACCATCGTCTGTTTCCATAGTCCAATCAAATGTTGCTCCGTCTATTTCAATAGTTCCACTTGCTTCTCTATCCCTTCCTGAAACACTACCATCTTCAACATTAACTGATGCTACTATCTTGTCGTATTCGGCTCCTGATGATTTTATAAGTGTTTTCATTGCTACAGCTTCAGAGGTTGATGTTGAACTTGATGTTGATTTGAAACCAACAATAATTTTAGATCCTATTGGAAATAGTCCACCTTCTCTGTCTTCACTAGGTATTAGTTTAAATATTGTATCGTAAAGCTGTTGCCTTTTTTCGTACGGAATATGTTTAAACGTCATTTTAAGTTGTTCTTCAGGCGTTATTTCCACATTAATCATTCCTAATTGTTTTAGTTTAGCATCTGCCTTTACTATTGGTAAATATGTTTTTGCATCCTTTTCTGTTAATAAGGCAGCATCATTACTTCTTCCTTTACCTTCAAACAATTGTTTATATTTTTTTGCTAGATTCATTTTTTCCTCTTACTATATATAAATATACTTATATATCAATTCTTTTATACAATTCTAATGAGATTCTACGGTATCCATCATTATTAGTTAACAATAAACTATTTTTATAATTTTCCCATTGTACAATAAATGATTTATCTAAAACTCCATTATTAACTGCTTTAATTATTTCATTTAATGCATTTACTGTATATAAAGTATTTGTATCTTTCTTTCTATGTATTAATATAGTATTTGGTGTTTTCTTATAATCTTCATTTGGATCTACATTATAAGTAACATATAAATCATTTGGCTTGTCCGCATCATTAAATACAAAGATTTTCTTTTCAACAATAGTATAACTTTGTTTAACATAGTCTACTATGATAGTCAAATCTTTTCTATGTGCAAATGTACATAATAAATTCGTTTTGGCCAAAATTCATCTTCCTGTTTTATTTCTTATATAAATATCAACTTACTTGCAGTAACCTTATGATTATACTGATTGATACTTTCCAACTTCGACTCTAATAGTCCATTTAGAAAATCTTAAGTTTAACAATGTTTCGTGAGTTGAATGTTTTGTATCACCATTAAATACGTCTACATTATATGATACATCATATCCACCATAATTAGGACTATCATTTAAAGTTAATTCTTGATCATCTGATAATCGTAGTTCGCCATCTCCATGGAATATTTCAACCTTACCTCCATCTAGTGATTTTTCACTACCAAAACATTTATAAAATGTAGGACTTGCACCTGATTGGCCTACAGCCATCATAGTTAATGCAACTAATGGACCGGAGGCAGCTGCTAATTGTTTTAAAACAGTTCCTTTGAAATCACCAGTATTAAAATTTGCAACCACATAATTGAAATATCTTGCAATCCCAAGTTTTTTCATCATCATAAATTCTGATAGGTCTTTTATATCATATAATTGGTCTTGTAATTTTATAGCCGTATATTTTTGAAGATTTGTTTTGAATGCCTTTCTTTGTTCGGTATATGCATCTATTAACTCATTTCTAACTGTTTGTTTATATTTTTCATGTAATGTTACATCAAACCATTTTTCATTTACTTCACTACCAAATAATGATTCAGCTAATTTATCTGTTTTTAAACTTCTTCTTAAATCTCCTGTTTGTTCGTTCCATTTTCTTAAGTAATATTTTTCACCACGCTCATGCTTAAATTCTTTAGGTGTTATCTGCATTCCTGTTTCTTGATCATATGGACCATTATGATCTCCATATTTTGCAATGGCTGGAACACTTTGGCCTTTTTCTTTTGTTATTAAATATAATGTACGTAATTGATTTTTTTCTTCTGTGGAAAAATCTGCAGTTTCTCCTGCAGGCCAATGTTCGGTTGGTTTTATCATTGTAGTTAATGTACCGGCCTTTCCAGCTTGGGCATTTGCTTCTTTTAATGATATTGCAATAACTGGTCTTTCAGAACCAGGTTCATTATGAAATATTCCATTTAAAGATTCTTGGCCTTCCATTGTAGGAGCTCCTGGGGCAGCTAATTTTTTATAACTAGGAGGCTTACCATCTTTGAAAACCATAATGTCAGCTGGGTTCCATCTATCAGGCCCGAATTTTAATTTCGTATCACCTGCCCATCCTTTTTGGATTGCTTGTGATGCATATTTTTTTATATCATCTAAAACTTGACTTCTATCAACAGTAGCTGACGTTTCATCAAATTTGAATTCATTTGTAGTTAATATTGCTTTACCAGCTGAAAATCCATTCATGAATGTTTTTCTACTAGTTCGTGCATGTATTATAGGAGTATTGAAAAACCACTCTAACCACTCTGGTCCGTTATCCATCCGATGAGATTTATCAGCTGATGCAATGATAGCATCATTTAAAAATGGAGTTAGATCATCTCCTAGAATCTCATTTATTGATTTGTCAGTAGGTGTTTCAAATAATAATTTTGATATTTCTTGAATAATAGATTTATGGTCTGACCATGTTTGAATTGCAACACAAACTAACCCTTCTTTAAGATGAGTTGCATTAATATTTGGTCGTTTCAGTTGTGTTGGTTCTATAATATCACCACGCAAGCTTTGTATGATAGGTGTAGAATCTATTCCTTGTTGTATAAGAACTTGTTCTAAAACTTGAAGTTCTAAATCATTATATGGTTCTGTGGCATAACCATTGGGTAGTCTATAAAACCAATCGTTTAATATGTTCGTTAAGTTCTTTTGCATTTATTATAAATATGGTATTAAACTAGTTTACTAGTCATATCATTCATAGTATGATAGTTGATTCCGGCCTTGATTTTTACTGGATATTTATTGTTTTGTGACATTACTTCTTGTAATTTCATTATCAATTCTCTTCCATCTCCTATATTAAAATCAATTAGTAAAGAATCATATGTATATAATATAAGGTCTGAGTTATATTGTCCTAATAAAGAATTTATCTCATTTATTACATATAAATTATTTTCTGTTTCGGATGCTTGTAATAAGTAATTAAATAATTTATTAGGATTAGTTTCATGTAAATATTTTTTATACATTGGCCGTTTAAAATAAGGTGTTTTAATATAACCTTGTTTTTTAAATTCATTCCATAACTTATAAATATATTTCTTTGTTTTACCAAAAAATGGTATTTTTTCAAAGTCTTTATCTATACCACCATATAATAATCTAAATGTAATTTGTTTACTTTGTTCATATTGTTCATTAGATAATTTATCTACACCGAAATATTGTTTTCCAAAATATTCATGTACAGAGCCTTCTGGTAATTTATAATCAATTAGATCGGCAATTAATCTAACATGGTACGCATCATAATCAAATTCAATTAACATTCCTCTTTCATGCCTTGATATAAATGATTTTCTACATCCATCTTCTTTATTTAATGCTGCATAATTTACTCCACCAAATTTATTAGAAGGGCGGCCTGTAGATGTATATGGATTATATTCTGTATAAACTTTTTGATTAACAAGTCCGTTTGTCTTAAGTGATTCTACAAATATATTATGATCGACATGCAATCCATTTCTTTCTATTGCATAAAAATTATCTATCAACATACTCTCGTAAGATTTGAATTCTGTAGATATTTCGAATGTATTATAATACTTCATAAACTCATTCTTCATACCTACACATCGTTCATAATGTTTGGTGATTGGCAACCAATTATTAGCGTTAGTTTCATTGAACCACCACCTATTCCATATATCATGTGCAACTGTATTTGTTTCATCTAATGGTAACATTTTATGGGTCTGCCACCATGCCACCATATCCGCATCATAACATGTACCCGAATAGAAATGTGTGAAGCGTTTCTTGGCTAGTACATAGATATTACTCGTACTTGTAAGGTCCTTTATATGTTCGATATCTAGGTTTAAACAATCGGAATGTTGGAATGATATAATGTAATCTAATTCTTCATTTATTAGGTATATGTATATAAAACTTATCGAATTGTTTACATAATGTTTGAAGAAATCTGCGTAATGTGGTATCCAGAAACTAGGTGATGATTTTAATTTTTTCTTTAAATATTCTAATTCGTCTATTGTCTCTATAATTTGCATATATTATAATTATAAAGAAAATTTTTCGTATTTCCTAATTTATCCTTTATAAAATTCTAATAGATCACCTAGATATTGTTTTATTGTTGGAATTGTTTTAGATGCTTTCCGTATACTAGCTTTATTAGCTTTTGCTACATCTAATCGTGGTCCAGCTATAGTCCAAAATAATTCCAAGCTTGTATAAATATCACCATTTAGGCCTTTTTTGTTTACCTTATTGATTTTAGATAATTGATTAGAATCAATTTCTATAATAGTTTCAAATTGATTTTTTTTACATGTAAAAGATCTAACAAATTTAGCTTTTGCATAATCCGCTTTCAAAGGTCTTGGATAATAATATACTGGTAATATGTGTTTATTAAACTGTTTTGCTGTTAACTCAAAATATCTGCTGTTTTGTTCTGAGCCGCCTTCGGTTGATGACCCTGCAATTGTTGCAACATATGTAGTTAATTTTTTACTTTTTCTTGAAAACGAAGCTCCAGTATATGCTACATTATTATTTGGATATGTATGATA